GGCTATCTCGTCACACGTCACTGACAGCGCAAGCAAATCCTCTGCAGTGTAGTGTAGGCAACGGGCGGCTCTCTTCTCATAGAAGCAGAGACCAGCCCGCACCGCCTGATAACGCGCTCTCGTGTCAAAGCCGCCGAAATCACCCACTACATTGCGACCCTTGCCGCGTTTGCTCACATGTCTGGCAAGGCCAGTCCATTCAGAAGACGCCGGGCGTATCCACACAGCATGCTCATGCGATAGTGTGTCCTCTGACTCCATTGCCATGACTGGTAACAAGTACTTGCGCACCAACATACTGTGGTAGATGTTGATCGCCGTGAAGACACGGGGCTTGTTCTTGCCAATCTTGCACTGCTCATCCTTGGCCGCAGCGTCAAAGATGAGACCCAAGCGCTCTCCTTTGCGGGCCTTCGCGTCAATACGCGCAAAGTCCTCAAGCACACGCTCATCCACCTTGACGTCACACAACCCATCAGGGCCAGGAACAACGTCTCTCTCCATGAACATCACCTTCTTCTTGCGGAAAGGCAGTCCCATGCTGGTGCTAAGGTCCATCGGCTCAATGCCCTTCTGGCTCCTTTTGCCCGCGAATATCTCTCGTATCGTGAGCGGCATCACATGGTCCAGCTTGCCTCCCGTCACAGCAACATCTTTCAAAAGCATGTCCTGGAAAGCGGCATCAATGTGAGCTGAGGGCAACAGCTTGACGTCCAAATCAGTCCTGTCCACCACATTGTTCGTGAAAATGATGGGATCACGTATGTTCTGTGGTGGCTCGTGCGTGACCGTAATGTCAGGGCACAACTCAAGGATGGCATCCTTCATGGGCAGGTCCACTATGTTGGAACGGGGTTGAACCCGTGGTATGGTGGAGCTGCCAAGGACTGTCACCCTAGCCTCAGGACTCAGTGCGTGGGCGCCAGACTTGGGATGCACTGTACCCACAAACATGTGATCTGACCCAGTAAACGTCTCAGGCGCTATAGCACGTGGAGCACCACGGGGGAGGTATGGAGTCCTCTCCAGTAGTCGCTCTTGCGCC